AATGCTTAACCAATTTGTGCTTCCGCCTTTGCCAACTATTTTTAACTGGATAACATGATCTAAATCAGCAAAAACTTTTTTAAATTGCTCGTCAATATAACTCATCATTTAACCCTCTCTAATTAAATAGGCCTAATTTAAGCCCCTAAGCGCCCTTATAAAAGGCGCTTAAAGATTAAACTAAGCGTTTAATGTAATAGGTTCTATTTGATCGTATGCCTTCATTCTTTCGATATTCTCTAAATAATGCGCATAGTCTATCAGTAGAATATAGTCTAATTCGGATAAGGCCTGAATATCAAAGCCCTTCCAAGCCTCGACAATGCGATCTTGATAATTTTCAACCAATGATTGCGCCTGAATACATGATTTTTTAATATGTAAAATGTCTTTTATGGTGTGGCGGTTAGGGTTAATGAAGGCCTCTGCAATATGTTTCACGACAAAAAGCCTCGCACAATCCGCCATTGGTGTTTCATACTCTCTAACCTCGCCCCCGAAGGCCTTGCGGTGTTGCTTTTCGTCTTTTAAATTCATATTAAATAATTCATCTCGGTATGGTGTCCAGTTAATGTTATTTAATGTTGATAATTTATAATAAGCCTCATTTACTAGCTTAATAGTATCTTTTTGATGTTTATTCATTTTGTAGCCCCTTTTTGTTGTCGTTTCATTTTTAATACAATTTCACAAGCCTGAAGCCTCAAATTTTCGTCATCTGAATTTAAGAAGCCACCTAATATTTTTAATGCTTTTTTCATGTTTCTTAATTCCCATTCAGGCCTACGGGATAAATTTACAATATATTCTTGAAGTGTCATTTTGAAGCCCCCTGTATAAGCGAAGCCAAGCGATCAGCGAACCATTCATTAATTAAGGTTAAAGCGTCTTTTTCAGGTATGTTATAAATAGAAGCGATAATATCAGGGCTTATTACAAGCCCTTGATCGTGTGCCTTGTCTATCATTCTGAAAATCCAATCTTTTTTAAATATAGCTTGTTTATCCATTTGAAGCCCCTTTTTGAAGTAATGAAATACTAATTAAAGCATGATGATTGAAAGCCCTGAAATCTCGATAGCTAGTATCAAAGAGCCTATTAATAGCCATAACCTCATTTTTAGCTAAAACATAAGTTTTGTATTGTTTATTATCTTTAATATATAAAGCCCGATATTTATTCATAAGAAGCCCCTTTGATAGCTAGAAAAGCATAGCCCCCCGCCACGATAAAGCATAATAGCGAAGCGAAAAGGCCTATAAACTCTAAGCAATAAACACCTAGAACCGATAGAAGCGTAGATTGTAAAGCCCTTATTAATTCATACATGGTTAAGCCCTCTTTAATAGTTATTATTAACATAATCAAGCAATGAAGCCTTGATTGATTGACTATCTACATTAAGATGATCTCTATTAATAAGATTAGTTAAAAGGCTTGTATAGTTTTCATCATCTAATAATAGATGACTATCTATTAAAGCCTCATTGACTATTGCGCTATGAATTGCATTAGCTAAAGCATAATTAATATTCATTTGTTGCCCCTTTCGTTGATAAATAAGGCCTCTCAAAGCCTTAAAGATATTAGATCAAAGATTATTAAAGAATGCAAGTTATTTATACAATTATTTTCAATGACCCAATCCGCCCCAATAAAGCGCATGGATAGCGAAGCGAAAAAGCCCCGCCTATGTTTAAATAGCAGTAGAGCGTATAGGGAAAGCATAAGACAGAATAGCAGAATAGGTTAATAGGATAACCTTACCCGATAAGAGATCGTTCGTTATGGTTCGTTTCTGAAGGTCAAAAAGATAGTAATATATAACAAAACAATATATAATGGCCTTTTATCATTCGTTCCTGTTATATACCCATTATTATGAAGCTAACCCGTAAACAGATTAAAGAAGGCCTCGAAGCTACCCCGATAGATACTCTACTGATGGGAAGCCCTAAGACATTGACAAAAAAGCAAAAAGAATTTGCGGAAGCATTAGCGCTCACAGGTAATAAGGCGGAAGCATACCGCCAAGCCTATGACACACACTCAAGCCCTAACATTCAAAGCCTCGAAGGCCAACGCCTAGCAAAAAACCCTATCATCGCTCTACAGGTCGAAGCGATAAAGCTATCATTAGAGGCACAAAAATATCTTTTACCCGCTCATTTAAGGGCGCTCACTATCCAAAAGCTAACAGAAAAGGCGCTTGATCCTGATGTTAATCACGCTCAACAGATCAAAGCGCTTGAATTACTCGGTAAGATAACAGAGGTCGCTCTATTCTCAGAGCGTAAAGAGATCATCACGACAGACACCAGCGCAACCGCTAAGGATAGGCTTATACAATCACTCGCACAGGCGATCAGATCAAGCGCTCATATTTCTATGGATAAGAAACGGGAAGCAGATGACTTACTGGCAGAGATCACAGGCGGAAGTCTAGCGAACCCTGATCCTGATACGATAGATCAGGCCTCAGAGGATAACAACGGCCAAGATGATAAGGCCGAAGGATATCTTCAAAGCGAACCTGAGGCGGAAGAGATTGAAAACGGCTCGACCCCACCCGACCCGACCCCCCAAATTGCAGAAAATTTTGGTGATCCCACTACGCATACTATTCCAGACAAACAATCCGCATCTATATCCGCAACCACCCCTATCAAAACAGAAACCACACAGGGGGAGGGGGTATCTAATTTTTGGGAACAGTTTGAAGAAACGCCCACAGAAACACCCCCCCTTATTGATTCTGGGTCCCCTACTACACCAGTAGATACTTCTAACCCAAATTGGAGGGAAGCGTAATGGAAAGGGTTGATGTCTCCTATATCTATACTCACCTTATGTGGGGTTTTGTTATGACTATCTACCTTAATACTGTTCTCTTTGGTCTTTACTCCATATGGACTGACCTAAAGGGTTTCAGGGCGGCCAAAGAAGATTTCATTATGGCTTTACTAGTCTCTTTATGGTGTGGCCTTGCATATGGATTATGGACAGCTACTGAAAGGTTTGCATGAAAGACTACGAATACGAATTGGATAAGTCCACAGGTGAAGTGATTAAGAGGTATATTAATATGATTAACAATGACGGGTTTAAAAAGGTTAAGGCACTAGACTACAGCCCAGAGTTTACTTACTGGTATGAACGGATATTTTGCCAAAGCCCAAGTCTATCCTCATTGGAGTATGACGATGAGAAGATGTGGGAAGCATGGAAGGCAGCTAAAGAACTTGGAGTTAAGGACTTATAAACATGACCCCAGCACAAAAAGAAATCTTTCTGATCGTAGACGAGTTCTGGCGTAACTACGGCTTTGGTCCGACTATAGATGATATTATGCGTCTAACGGGCGAAAGAGGTAGGGGGAATGTTGCCCGTAAGATGCAGATACTTATTGAGATAGGGGTTTGCAAAGGGGTGAAGGGCAGATCACGCTCGATTCGTCCAGCAGGGTTAAGGGTAAGAGACCTTGAATAAATTTGAATTAGGAATAACTTATTTAATGAAGCCATGTGCTAAACGCTTCACAATGGTGCGTGGAATATTTCATAAGCCTATAAAGGTCATGAATAGTAATTCTTATTGGTATGCCAAATATAAACGATTACAAGCTAGGTTTGAAATAAATGAGCGATAAAGTCGTAGAACTGATGAATATGCTATCTCCAGAAGAACAGACGATGGTTCTGGAGCAAGTACGTGAATATGACAACGCCTTACTTCGTGAAGAAGGCCAAGAAGACTTTATGAAGTTTGTAACCACAATGTGGCCTGGATTCATTCATGGAAGACATCATGCCTTAATGGCTAGGAAGTTTGAAGAGATAGCTGAAGGCAAGACTAAGCGTTTAATCATCAATATGCCTCCACGTCATACAAAGTCAGAGTTTGCATCGTTTATGCTGCCTGCATGGTTCTTAGGAAGATTCCCTGGCAAGAAGATCATTCAGTGCTCGAATACAGCAGAACTTGCAGTTGGGTTTGGACGAAAGGTAAGAAATCTGGTAGACTCTGAAGTCTATGCGAAAATATTCCCAAATGTCGCCCTTCGGTCTGACTCTAAAGCTGCTGGTCGCTGGAGTACTAATGCTAATGGTGAGTACTTTGCTATTGGTGTGGGTGGTACTGTCACAGGTAAGGGAGCTGATCTACTCATCATTGATGACCCGCATTCGGAACAGGAAGCAGCGTTAGCGTCAGCAGATCCATCAGTATTCGATAAGGTGTATGAGTGGTATACTTCAGGTCCACGTCAGCGTTTACAACCTGGAGGCTCTATTGTAGTGGTTATGACCCGTTGGTCTAAGAGAGACTTAACAGGGAAGATCCTACAAGCCATGACTGATCGAGATGGAGATGAATGGGAAATCATTGAGCTCCCAGCAATCCTCCCTTCTGAAAAACCTTTATGGCCAGAGTTCTGGTCTTACGATGAATTAAGTAAACTTCGTATTGAGTTGCCATTAAGTAAATGGTCAGCTCAGTATCAACAAAACCCAACCTCTGAAGAAGGTGCTTTAGTTAAGCGTGAATGGTGGATGGAGTGGGAGGCAGAAAACCCACCTTACTGTCAGTTTGTTATTCAATCATGGGATACAGCGTTTACAAAGAATGAGCGTTCTGACTATTCAGCATGCACAACTTGGGGAGTTTTTTACAAAGATGAAAACGAAAATGATCCTCATATTATTCTTCTTGATGCTCTTAAAGAGCGGATGGAATTTCCAGAGCTCAAGGCAAGAGCGCTTGAATACTATCAAGAATGGCAACCAGATGCTTTTATCATAGAAGCCAAGGCCTCTGGAGCCCCGTTAATATTTGAGTTAAGAAGGATGGGAATACCCGTTCAAGAGTTTACACCAACCCGTGGAAACGATAAAATAAGCAGATTAAACTCTGTAACAGATTTATTTGCATCTGGCAAGGTATGGGCACCAAGAAAGCGTTGGGCCGAAGAAGTCATAGAAGAGATGGCAGCATTTCCAAATTCAGACCACGATGACTTAGTGGACTCTTCAACCCAAGCTCTTATTCGGTTTAGAAAGGGAGGATTCGTTAATCTTCCAACAGACGAACCAGACGAACCAAGAGAATTTAGACGTAAAGTTGCATATTACTAAGGAAAAATTATGGCAATCGACAAAGCACTATATGAACTACCACAAGGCCTCGCAGCAATTCCAGAAGCTCCCCCTATAGAAATTGAAATTGAAGATCCTGAATCTGTCAAAATTAACATGGATGGATTAGAGATTGATATTGAAAAAGCAGAAGACACAGAAGAGTTTAATAAAAACTTAGCTGAAGAATTAACTGAAGGTGAATTAACACTTTTAGCTGGTGATTTAATTGGTGACTTTGATGGAGACGTAGCTTCTCGTAAAGACTGGATTCAAACTTATGTCGATGGTTTAGAATTGCTTGGTCTAAAGATTGAAGAACGTTCAGAGCCATGGGATGGTGCATGTGGTGTTTATCATCCAATCTTAGCTGAAGCTGTTACTAAATTCCAATCAGAAACAATCATGGATACTTTCCCAGCAGCTGGTCCTGTTAAGGGCGAGATTATTGGAAAAGAAACACAAGAGAAAAAAGAAGCGATGGAACGTGTTGTTGATGACATGAACTATGAGCTTACAGAAAAGATGACTGAGTATCGCTCAGAACATGAACGTATGTTATGGGGCACCGCATTATCTGGTAACGGATTTAAAAAGGTTTATGTAGATCCAGGTCTTGATCGTCAAGTATCTATCTATGTGCCTTCAGAAGATTTAGTTGTACCTTATGGCGCTTCTAATCTTGAAACTGCAGAGCGTGTATCTCACGTCATGCGTAAAACAGAAAATGAATTACTAAGACTTCAACTTGATGGCTTCTATCGTGATGTTGAATTAGGTGCACCACAAAATACATTAGATGAAGTTGAGAAGAAGATTGCAGAGAAGCTAG